TTGGTTGCCGTCTGAAAATTCCATTTTTGTTTTTAATATAGAGAACCTAGAAACATATTTTGGTGGACATTTGTTCTCCAGTTATTTATCTTTTTATTTTTATACTTTTGGGCAAATAAATAAAACATATATATCTATACAAAATGATGAGGATCCAAATAAATCTAGTGATCCAGTTGCATGTATTAGCAGCCGCAGTGGTGAATTGTTTGTTCATTTTGGGTCAAATAATAAAGGGATACCGATTTATTATATAGATTTTTTATGCATAAAACGCGATATGGATAAAGACATTATTCAAGAAAAATCAAAAAATAAAAAGAAAATAATGAGAACATTATTACAGACGCATATATACAAACATCAACTAATTGACCATTTTGAGAACACTAAATTAACAGTATACAATCCTGTAATCGTATCATTTTTTAGGAGAGAACGCGAATTATTGACAGGTATAATACCGATAGTACGGTTTCAAACAGTCTATTACGATATACCAAAGATACATGGATCTGTATTTCCGCCACATTATATATGTAGCGAAATAAATCATGCAAATATGGATAGTTTTATTGATTTTTTGGAAAATAATAAACCAAGGTTCTCCATTTTTTTGAGAACAGACATTGCAAATCTAATAGGAATGATAAAATCAGGAATATTATATGTATATTGTTTGAAAAACCTAGATACGGTTTATGCAATGTATATTTTTAGAGATACCCGAAGTAATTATGATGATTATGGAAGTATATTACAATTTGTGGGAAGTATGAACAATGGTTCTCAAGATTTGTTTGTGAATGGGTTTTTACATAGTATTCAACATATTATGAAAAAAATACAGGTATACAAAACATTGATGGTGGATGAAATAAGTGATAATATGATGGCATGGAAAGGAATGGCGATAGATAAACATTGGACAGCATATTATGCATATAATATGATTTTCCCGCGAGGTGTGATAGCAGGTTCTCAATTTTTTGTTTTATTTTGAAAAATCTTTTTCGTTTTATTTTTTACCTTTTTCTTTTCTTTTCCTTTTCCTTTTCCGCCGGTAATTACAGGCGGAGGCGGAAGATCTCCAATTTTTCTTTTTTTAGGGGGTTTTTCTTCGTATAGATCGGTGTTTTTGTTGCCTACATTTGTTGATGCAGCTTTACAAGATGGTGAAAGTGTAAAATTGTAATTGCATAATTTGGTGTGTGGTGTTGGTGGTATTAGTAATACTGATGATTGTATTGTTTGTAGTGGTGGTAGATATTGCTGATTTGTTTGTTCATTCAATTTATCAACAAATGAAATAAATATATCTTGGATATCTGTGTTTTCTTGTATTGCCAATATAAACACAGCTTCTTGATTCATTTGTTCTTCAGTCATTATTTCTTTTGTTTTAATACTATTAAGGATTGTAGTGTACGATTCATAACCTTTTTCTATAAATCCTGCAAATCCTATATCTGCTATATCTGTTTTTTGATTTGATAAAAAATTTCTTATTATATCTAATAAATAATTATATTCAATTAGCATATCCTCTGGTATTTCAACTGCACTACGAGAATCTATAGTATCACTTTTACGAATATCAGTACTTGTATCTCTTATAAACTGAATATCAATAGGCAATATCCTATTTATTTTATAATGTAATTCAATGAACCGTAATAGTTTCATATTTATTGCACCAACGATATTATTACGAAATAGATTAAATCTTGTAATTTCATTAAATTCAGCATATGTATTATTTGCATCATTCAATTTGTTATCCAATTCTACTCTTACACTATTCGCATTTGGTAATGTATATAAACGCATATTATCTAAATATTGTAATGTATTTGTCAGTTGAAGATTTATTTGAAAAATTGCATCCAATATATCTTTAAAAGCATTGTAAATATATAAAAATGATATATATTCTAGATATTCTTTAACATCATCACCTGTTATATTCCCCCCTTTTATTTTTTTCATATTTTCTCCACTTTTCATACCTTTTTTTCGTCGTGTTTGTCTTTTATTTTTTGGTCGTGTTTGTTTTATAGGTTTTTTTGATCGTGTTTTACTATTACCACCTCTTTCCATATTTTCTTGGATTATTTTATCAAAACCTTTCTGTAATTGTTGTTTGGCAAAATCACCGAATCCTGCTACTTCATGATCGGTTCCTTCCTCCAATTGTTGAATTAATTGATATAATTTACCATTAAATAGATCATCCGTTTTGGCTTCCACTGATATATTTTTAACAACTTCCATAAAGTCAAAGAAATACTCTACTACCAATTTTCTAGAATAAGTGTGTTGATAAAATTCATATACGGGATAAAATGTTCCAAGAGAAAATACTAATTTACTTGAACTAAAACAAGATAAAAGACTGGATAGACAATTTGGATTTACAACACTTTGTGCAGTTGTTGTATCACCAATACTTGTTGCAATTTGCGGATTCTGTTTTTTTATTAATTTATCTATTTTGCTAGCATCTTCATAATCTATTAGATTATTCGTTGGTTCAAGTGTAATATAACTATTTAATAAATCAATATTATCTTTATATGTAGCTTCAATCGTTTCCAAATGTACGATACATGATTGTAAGTTGTTGTATGCTAATAATATTTCATCCATTTTAATAATATCAGCTTGTACCTTTTCAGCTTGTACCTTTTCAATATCATCAGATACAGTAATATTAAAACTATCTATATTTGTAGTATAACTCTTATAAGTAGCTATAATATTATCAGGATTCATATCTAATTTTAAAAATGTCCCAATTGCATGTGCCAATTGATGGAAAATGTACAACTTGGAAAGCCATAATTTGTATGCCTTATCTATTTTTGCGGCTCTTGTAGAAAGACGACCTGTATTATCAACACTAATTGGATTTATTGATTCTATAAATTTATCAGAGATTCCAACAACATAATTATCAAGAAAGTTATAGATATTTGTATATTTCTGTTTTAAAGTTTCTATAATAGATATATTAGTATCATTATCATTACGAAAAGATTTAATTTTTTCAAGTTTTTGAAGTCTTTCTTCTTTTTTTCTTGTTAGTATTACTTCAGGCGAAGAAACTTTTTCTATTAAATTATTACTAACATAAACAACAAACCCAGCATCTGTAATATAAACAACAATAGGCGAGCCATAATAAATTGCAGATGTTATAGCTACACGATCATAGGATACAAACCCATGAATTCCATTTGTTTTTTTTGGAACTAAAGTTCCGTTTAAATATTCTTGATAATAAATGACAGGTCGCAAAGTTTGGTTTGCTTGTCCATGATCACCAACCTTTTTTGAAAATATCTTTTTTACACCACTTCGTTCAGCTATCTTGGAAACAAGTGGTGTGGTGACTTCTGCAGGTAAACGAAGTGACCCAATTGCTTTTAATTTCTCATTAAAGGATAATTCACTCACATCAGTAGCTTTATCAGAACTATTTTTATCTACATAAAAAATGGTTTCATTTTCTTTGATATAAAAAGTAGAATTCGTTTTGGTTATATATGATCTAGCATCAGCATCATTAATTTTTCCATCTGTAGTTGCAATCATTGTACAATCATATTTGGAATATAATAATTTTTCAAAAGGTTCATATTTACCACCATCATCTTTATATGAGGGATAATGAATTGCAGTTTCACATTGTTTGCTAAAGTCCAATATACCAAACCTAGATTTTGTATCTTTTTCATTAAACCCATGTTCGCTACCAGCAGGTGTATATGGTGTTGTAGTAGGTCCCGGATCATAAATACCAGCGGATGTTAAAATATTTGTAACTATTTGATTACCGGTTGTTTTGCTAATATCGCTTGAATAGTTACTTTTTGCAGTATCTTTTATAAAAAAATAATCTTCTGTAATACCACAATCTCGTAATGCTTCTTGTATGAAAGAATTTCCTGTATTATTACCTGACTCTCTATAACAATATCTTACAGTATATCTACCAGTTACCCAATTTGAAAATGGAATATCTCTTTCATTTTCGAATTTATATACAGTTGTACTGTTGAGCACTAATTGTATTTTATATTTGGTATTATCTATATTACGAGGAGGTGGTTTGCAATATATAAAGTCTTTTGGTTCTTTGCATAATTTTGAATACATATAAATATCTTCATTGCCTTGTGGTTTATTACAATCTAATGGAGTATGTCCTTGTACTAATAATTGTATCATATCTGAGGGTAATCCTTCTATTGTATGATGATCATGCCAAGCATCCATTTGTGCTATTGCACATAATTCTTCGCTTGTTTTTTCTCCTTCTATTGGACCTGCTATATATGGATTCTCTTTATATATATCTATTGGTGGTAAAAAATCCGCCATTATATATATATCCTTATATTTTTACACATTTTCAAATACCGATTATATATTTTTACACCTTTTACATTTCAAATGCCGACCCGCCCTTCGGGCTCTTCGGTCGGCATCTTGGAATGTAATTATGTAACTGTTACTTTGTAATCCTTTCCAAAAAAAAAATAAGACAAAGCCAAATACACATACAACTATGTAGTGTTATTTTCATGGGATGAGGTCCACCCTTTAGTTGCGCAAGTAAAGGGTGAAAGATGCAAAGGTATGTATGATATAAAAGTCAATTCAATCCATCATATCTTCAGGAGACATATTCAAAAATAGATTCACAACATCTGTATCTACAATTTTTTCAAAAGAGCAATATTCAGCTATATCATTTTTATTCATGACAATAATGTCTAAATATTCAATCGCAAGTTCGCGACCGACTTCAGGTATTTTTTGCAAAATATCTTTATAAAAATCAAGGAGGAGTTTATATTTGCTTATTTTTGGTCTTGGCGCAGGAATATCAATAACACCAATATATTTGTTTTTGTTATTTTTCTTGTACATTTTTTCCAATGCTTTCAATAATATGATCATTGTCCATGTTTGACAAAACACATCACCTTTATTGGTTTGAGCAGGATGGCTTAAACTAACAAATCTGCAATCATAATCATACGACCGAAATATTGGCAGAACAACTGTCTCTGTAATGGCTGCCTCATAGATTCCAACACCGCGTTCTTTGGAAGCAGGATCAATCGCATAGACTTTTTTCAAATCCTTGTCAATAATAAAACTTTGATAATGCGTGAATCGATCGCGTGCCGAATCTTGAATATTGGCAGCAGTCATCACCAAAACGCCAGATACCGCATCATCTGTAATAATATCCTCACAATACTCTGTGATTTCTAATGCTTTATCAATGAAAGGGGGTGTTTCATATTGTTGAAAAGCATCAAATGTTCTCATTTCTTCTGGGTTTTCTATTTGTGGAAAATAGTGTTTTATAATTGCATTTCGGACATCTTCATACCCTAGTACGGTTTTGATGGCTTCTAATGCCCATGAAATAGCAATTTTCTTGCAACTATTGTTTCTTGTTTGAAGTGGCATCTTGATTTTATTAATGTATAAATAATATGCTTGTGTAGCTTCCATGAATAATAACTGTAAGAAAATAAAAAAGTGAATCAATTTTTTGCAAATGCAAAAATAAATAAAAAATAAAATAAAAATAAAAAGTTGTTTATATATAATAAAAAAATATATAAACAAGAAAAAAGAAGAAATAGTATAGTATGGCAATTACAAATACAACTATTATATTGACAACAACTGTTAGTGTACAAAACAAAGTATATTTATTTCAAACAGACAAATATGAGAGAACACAAGTATATATTCGCAAAATAAAACAATGGTTATATGAATCCAATTTTAATATTGTTGTTGTTGAAAATACAGGATATACATTTGAAGAATTAAATGAAGAAAAAGAAAAATTCAAGGGCAGATTTGAAGTGATTTCTTATGACGAGTCAACATTAGAATCTGCCGCATTTTTAACTGGAAATCCATATAAGGGTGCTAGTGAAATTTTCTCAATTGATTATGCATACAAGACATCTCTCTTATGTCAATCCGCAGATTTCATTATAAAAATAACTGGGAGATTTTTCATACCAGATCTAGAGAGACATTTGGAGCCATTGAATATGAACGAGTATGATGTATTGATCCAGAACAGAACAAACAGATGTGAAATGCTGGGGTGTCACAAAAACCATTTTGAAACGATATTTCATGTGGAATTAATAAATGAGCGTGGCGAGTATAATGGGAATGTAGAAGATATTTATCAATATAGATGCGGACAATATGAGAAGAAAATACACTGCCCAGAGTTTTATATAGAGCCTACACAACGAGGTGGAATCAATGAAGTATTTTATAATATATAAAAAATATTATAGTGGTTCAAAATATTTACCGGTAATATTGCAGAGATCATTGTTCAACCGAGATAGATCAGCATAATTATATTTTGTTTCACCAGTAACAATATTCTTATCCCCAAAAAGTCTGCACTTTCCAAATTCATCTGTTCTATCTTTATTGGGAAGAAAATGAGCGCAATCTTTACAGACAGGATACTGCATATATTTTATTTTGGATGTCAAGCACATGGCGCTGTAAATGGCGTAAAACAAGTTCATATAACTACTATTCAAGAAGTATTTATATTATTTTTGCATATTTTATCTATCTTACATATTTCCCACTTCTAGAGAAGGAATCCAATACAAAAATCACAAAAACGCCTAAAAATGTGTACAAAATAAATTCTTCTGTCACATTTGCGGTTTTTTCGTTCTCTTGATTTTCCAGTAAATGAATCATATAATTTATTTTTTCCATGAGTTTGCTATCCATTGACCCTGATCCAAGCCCCATTTTTGCATAATAAGGTTTATATTCAACATTTGCCGGATCATAAACCTGTTGGTAATTTCCTAAACCAATTGCCGATGCATTATTTACAATATATGGATTGACAGATTTATTAGAAAAAGATGGCGCAGGAATTTGTAAAGGATTGTCTAAATTCGGTATTTCTTCATCTGGTTTTACCCATCCCGTCTGCAAATCCTTTTTCATTTGGATACTTGGTTTTGGCGGGGGTTTAAAATCGGCTAATTTGGCACCATCATTGTCTGCAGAAACAGCAGACATTTTGTTTATGATATCATTTACTCGTGTATTGCGGTCTTCATTCATTTGTTGAATATCATTTATATTATTTAAGACATATTCATTTTTGCCATTTTCATTACTAATCGTTTTTTCACTTATATCTCTATTTTCGTTTTCTTGTGAAATACTATATTCACCATATTCCGTATATGTATTTGCAGGTTTCATTTTTACGGTTTTTCGCATCATTGTAGGTTGTCTTTTTCTTGTAGAAATATCGTCATTTGTCCAAAGTGATGCCGTTGATACTAAAGACATTTTTATGGATACTCTTCTAAAAAATAGACAGATTTTTATTTATCTCTTTTTTCCCATTTTTATATTGGATGGTTTGTAAATAATATGTGTAGTCTATATAGAAAATGACAAAAAAAGCATCCATATCTTTTACACCTTTTCGCGTTGAAAAAACGATAAGTAAAACTAGTAGAACAAATAAAGTAGGCAATATAGAATGGTACAGAAAAATCGTATTGAATTTTATTCCTATTGTTTTATTGTATCTTTTGGTTACATATACTCGCGAATTTGCCAAATTCAGTCATACTATTTTAGGAAAAGCATTTGCAATTATATTGATATTATTTTATTTGAAAATGGATAAGATAATTGGACTTTTAGTATGTGTTTTAGTTATTTTTTATTACCAAACAGATTATGTAGAATCTTTCAATAATATGCTAAACAATCATGAAATGAATGAAGAAACAACAATGGATAAAGAAACAACAATGGATAAAGACAAAATGAAATCAAATACACAAGAAAAATCCACAGAAAATTTTGATACCATAGAAAATGCATATCCTAATAACAAACTAGGAAACGAAGATTCTATAGATAGCAAAGAAGCAGAAACATTTAGAAAAACTTATTGCAAAAATGGTCATTTACTTCACAAAGGTCAATATGTAAAAACAGAAATGGCGGAACATGTATATCCAGAAATAATAGAAAATGATTTTCATAAATGCAATATTTGTGACCCAAATTGCAATGTAGAAGTAATAAAAAAACGATTAACTGATGAAACAGAAATAAGAATGCCAAAAAATTCAAATGATATGTTTGAAAAAGTATGGGAAAATTTGAAAACATCTACAGAAGAATTTGTCTTTTCCCTCAAGAAATAACACATCTTTCACCTCAAGAAATAATATATATTTCCCCTCAAGAAATAACACATCTTTCACCTCAAGAAATAACACATCTTTCACCTCAAGAAATAACACATCTTTCACCTCAAGAAATAACACATCTTTCACCTCAAGAAATAACACATCTTTCACCTCAAGAAATAATACAATGAAAAAATGTAAAAAAATATAGTAAGTATATAAATGGTGAAAAAACAAAATTCATTTCTAAAATCAATGGAAAATATGTTTTCTTATACACATCATCATACAACTGCATTAAATCAAAGTAAAATATTTGCAGGAATAATGATTGTTATTGTCAATATTGCATCTAAATTTGTAACATTTAAAGTCAGTAAAACAGTGGAAGCCTATTTGAAATTTACATTTAGTCGTCATTTGTTGGTATTTGCAGCAACATGGTTAGGTACGCGCGATATTTATATAGCGTTATTTATGACACTATTGTTTGTTATTATGATAGATTTTTTGTTCAATGAAAAAAGCCGTTTTTGTTGTTTACCTGAATCATTTGTAAACCAACATCTATCTAAATTAGAAGGTCTTGAAACACAAATGCCAACTGCAGAAGAAATCGTAAAAGCAAAGATTATTTTAGAAAAAGCAAATGCAAAAGAGGAAGATGAAGAAAAAACAATATTTGATGCGAATCATATCCCAATAGAAATACCAATGATAAATTATTAGAAGGTATAAATATGTATAAACAAACAAAAATTATTTATACATATATTATAAACATGTCGGTGAATATACGACCCATAAGAATAATATTTGATACAAATATTCCAGGTAAAAACCCGATTCCCTTTACAAAATCGTTATTGTACAATCCGGAATTAAAAATTATGAACGATTTTGATGAATATCCATATTTTACAATGGATATTGTTTTTCCTTTTGGATATTTGAAAACATTACCTTATGAAAAGAGACTAGAGTTTTTCTTTAATAAATCTGTTATGTTGAAAACATTGAAAATAAAATATCCAGATGTATTCAAACAAGTGAATATAATAAGCGAACTGCCAGAAATGTTAACAATAGATGAAGTAAAGATTGCAAAACAAAAAGAGAATGAGGAAAAAGAACGAAAAAACAAATTATTAGATGTGACCGAAAGAATCAAAAAAATGAACAATGAAATAGAGAAAATAAAAATATCTAATAATACAGAAAATCAAAAGATACAACGAGAGCAATGGATTGCATTTGTAAAAAAATATGATGTCGATATAGATGTTATTGAGTATAAAAATGATCAAAACGAACCAACAAAACCCAATATAAAGTATACGATAAAAAGCACAAGAGAAAAAAAAGATGTATCAATTGATGACTTTGTCGAAGAAAAGATTGCAAAAGTAGAAAGCGACAATCTCAAAATAAAGGAGATATTAACAAAAGTGAATTATGACTTGTATGAATATATAAATGAATTAAATAAATCGTCGGGAATATCTGAATCTATTCCAAACTACCGAATAGAAAATACCTCACCATACACACTTAAAGATATAACGGCAACAATACACAAAATTTGTGATGTAAAATTGGAGACGTTTGAAAATTCGAAAAATACAAAGCAACTGCAAATTATTAAACAATCTTTAAGCGAAATAATAAAATCATATACTGCTAATACTAATAATAATAATACTAAAGAAAGCAAATTTCAAAATTTTCAAAAAAAAGTAGAAGAATACAATACTGATGACGGTTTTTTCATAACTATGCCAACAAAATTAGATAATATAACCGAAAAATATAAGGCAGAAATAAATTTAGAAAAGGATAAAGTAACAACAACAATAGGAACAATTATTAGTAATGAAACTAAAAACAATGACCAAAAAATACAAGAAATAAAAAACAAAATAGAAGAAGAAACACAAATAGAAAAACAGAATCAAACTCAATCGATCGCTAATAGAAACGCTGAATTAGAAAAAGACTTGATAAACAAAAAGAATATAATGAATAATAAAAGCAAAAATAGTGATGAAAATGTATTGATCATGTTACAATTACTCTTCCCTACAAAATATCCTATTGTAGGAAATGTGTTCTCATCATTCAATTCTATTATATTGAACAAAAAAAATTTTACATTCTCTACAAGCGATTTTTTACCATCTTTTTTAAAAAAAAAATTGATAGAAGGAACTACAGAATATTCATATGTAAAAATAGACGGACAAATATACACAATTACACAAGCAATATGGTTAAATGATATATATAATCACACTGATTATGCAGGATTAATTACAAAATTTAGAAACCTAAAAGTATGGAAAGAGAAAGCTTTGGAAACTTTGAATGACGAAATACGAAACCAGCACGAAAAATTCAATAGTAATTATGAAAACGCATTCGACAGTACAGATATAGAATATATAAGACAACAAAAAAAATACGAAACGGAATTGAGAAAAAATGTAGCTAGATCATCATATGCAATTGATAAATTACAAGTTGAATATTTTACTTTTAATAAATCTGTTGATGATTTTATCAACACTATCGAGAAATTTCAAAATAGTGTAAAGAATAAAGAGCAAGATAGTAATATATCGGACAATGCAAAAGATATGGTTGAATCTTACAAAATCGTTACAAAATATGGTTCGAATTTTTTCAAAACAAAAGAAAAATACACGAATAATATAAACAATGTTACGCGTGAATTAGAAAAAATTCGTATAAATGAATATATTCGAGACACATATATTTCCAAACCAGGAATTGATTTAGACTATGAACGAGATGACAAAAAATATACATCAAAGTTAAAATCTAGTTTCAAAGAATATACAGATTTTACAGACAATATAAAAGAATTTCGTGCACCCAAGAAACAATCGTCTAATATCTACCTTCAAGATACATTCAATGAGTTTTTAGAAGGGAGAGAGAAATACAAAGGAATATTCAACTATTTAATGAATCCGTATAATATTCATTTAAATCCATTTGAAAGCATACAAAAAGTACAAATAAGTGAAGAAGACAAAGAATCATTCAAAGATGCAAAAGAAAAATATAGTTATAGAAAAAATACTGGCGTAACTATTTTTCCATCTGCTGGTGCAAACGAACCTGGATACGAGATATATGTTCAATTAAATGTGATTGAGGGCGAATTAAATAACGAGAACAAATCACAAATTGATTGCTTATATAAGGACAAATCATTAGGTAGCAAATATGAATATTTATTGAATGAAACATTACGCAATCCATGGGATATAAATAGCGATCGCAGTTTTTTAAAAATAAAAAAGAAAACGGATATAAATGAAAAAAATGAAAAAAATGGAAATAATGAAAAAAATGGAAATAATGAAAAAAATGAAAAAATAGAAAATAATTTTCAAGATAAAGAAATAGGAGAAATGAAAGGAGGACAAATGATTCAGTACAATACGCGAAAACTTCGCGCAGATTTATTGAAGACAAGAAAAATATATGCACATCATAAATAAAATTATTTATTTATTAGTAATAAATAAATGATAAAAAAGCCCAAACTGGGAATTGAACCCAGGACCTCTAGCTATCCTTGTATGTGAATTAACCATTTATTGCGCTTCGCAAGTAAAGGGTAAAAAATGTACAAATTTACAAGGCTAGTGCTCTACCGCTAAGCTATCTGGGCAAATACAGATATTTTTCTGTACAAATATATACAATAATTTTTATTTAAGTTCTTTATAGATATATATATTTATTTTTTGTTGAATGTTGGTTTTCCATTTTTGTATACACCGACTTCTAAACTGATCTCCCCATTCTCATCTGCATCATATATTATACTATCTGTTTCATTCATTACATAATATGTTTTTCCTTTTATAGTTACTTCATATACTTCACTTGAATCTTCTTCTTCCTCAACAACTTCTTCTTCCTCCTCAACAACTTCCTCCTCCTCAACAACTTCTTCTTCCTCCTCAACAACTTCTTCTTCCTCCTCAACAACTTCTTCCTCCTCAACAACTTCTTCTTCCTCCTCAACAACTTCTTCTTCCTCCTCAACAACTTCTTCTTCCTCCTCAACAACTTCTTCTTCCTCCTCAACAACTTCTTCTTCCTCCTCCTCCTCAACAACAACTTCTTCCTCCTCAACAACTTCTTCCTTTATAAAAGTAACTTTTTTAAATAATGTATCATTGTTATCTTCAATGATCTCATAAACAATATTTTCTTTTGGTACCCTTTCAATAATAATAATCTCATCATCCGATTTTCTAATATCATCCTCTTTTTTTATTTTACACATATTTTGTTTCACTTTATCATCACGCAGAGAACCTTGAGAACGAAGACCTTTTTTTTTATCACCTTTATTATGCTGATCTAATAAAACATGTAACAACTGTTTTTCAAGTTTACTTTTTTCTTTGACCAACATCTTGTTTTTTTTCAACAATTTTTTAACAAAAGGTATATTCGCAATCGCATCATAATTTGTTTTGTACTCTTCTAATTGCGAAACGCTTTTTTTTATCGTATTCACTTTTTGAGATACAGTTGTATTCAAATCATCTAATGCAGTGTTAATTTGTTGAGTGGACATATTGTAAATATTATTTGCAAAAACTCTTTATGCCATTTCTAAAAATAGATAAAAAAGCTTCAATTTTATGAATTGCAGATAATAATATTACCTATACAAGTGGTCTATACGAATGACCTATACAAGTGGTCTATCCCAAGGTATAGGATCAGATTGTATCTTGATCCATGTATCCGGCATCATATCTCTATGGTCATACATATGCTCATAATATTCCCCAAACCATTTTGAAGGAAAACAAACAATTTTGGATGCATAGGTATTCAAATAAGACCCCCACCAACTATAACTACTATTGGACATTACATTATGATGGCATCCACTCATAATTAGTAACTGATCATAGTCTGTAATATAATCGTCTACTTTTACAAACTCTGCATTTGGATATTTGTTGTTCATCAACCCTATTTTTGATTTCACATACTCATTATCTTCTTCTTCACAAAAATACAAAACGCGCACATCATTCTCTTCTTTTCTATTTGCCATAATATAATCAAGACATCCCTCAAAATATTCATAATTCATAACAGGATGGTAATATCTTTTTTGTTTATAATCACCCATCCTAAAATGAATAGAAATCATTGTTTTTTCATTATCAAAAAAATGCAAATATTTCTCAATAACATTGCGTTGTTTTTCTTCAAAATTCATAAGTTTGTATATTTGATCTTTGCAATGTTCAAAATATTTGTAACTTTGAAAATATCCAATCATATAGACATTATTTTCACCAAAATCGGGTAAAGGTCTATACAAAAATTCAGGTTCATAGAAGATTGAAAATCGTGAAATATCTTCATTTGTCAAATGGTAACTATCATTCGCAGTAGTAAACATTTTAAAACCATCTAATAATGTTTCCCAATATGTATGACGCTCAGCTATTTGATAATAATATTCAAATATCACCTTTACATTATTTGTCATTCCATATGCCATTGCGGCAAAAATCATAAATAATTGATTCCCTAAACCCCCTTGAATTCTTATAGAAAGCATAATATTTATTAAACATTTTTATATTTATATTGTTTTTTGTTTTCTTTTGTTTCCCATTCATTTTTTATAATTTCTTTGAACAATATAAAATCCATATCCGAATCTGGTTCATATTGTTGTTTATGACCATATGAATCAATATAATCAAAATAATCATAATGTCTTTTGTTCGTCTCGTCATACATATAACATTGAATAGTAATGCAAGTATCTATGCAATTATTACATAATTGATGTGTTTGATTCAGTGTTGGACTAATCCATGTAATATCGTCTTTTGTAAAATCAGCTGATCCAAAAATTGGAATTCCGTCTTTTTCTGCGCATAAAAAAGGAAACAATTTCACATGTATTTGACCATGGAGAACGCGAATAATCGCACTTGCTCCTCCATGGTTATGTATTGGCGAATAATGTTTGGATGGCCATATTTCCATAACATAGGGTATTCCAGGTGATTCACCATTGTTTTTACCCAGCGTAATTCGTAAATATGTTTCATTGATGTTTGGTTTATCTTTATTGAATTCGGTAGACTTTTTTTTGAGAGTTTTATTGCACCAGCATCCTTCTGTCACAATACTGTATTCAATTGCTTTTGAAAAATCCGGAAAATCGTCACTATCCAATATAAATTTAGAACCAGCAATACAATCATACATTTGTTGAGAAACTGTAGATAAATTTGCCTTTGGCATATATGTCATTTTTGCAATATCCATCATAGATAGTTCATCTGTATTTTTTATGAAAAGGGACATCATATCTGTAATAGGATCTTTTGATATTCTCAAAATATGAATATTTATAGGTTCAACAAATGCCAAACTTTCTAAAAATGCCTTGTTTTTTTTACGAATATCATCTGGATTATGCGGTAAAATATATTTATATTTGACTGTTTCAATTCTTGGTTCACCTATCCCGCCATATAAAACCTGGTTTTGTGAATCTATACTAAACCAATAATAAGCTCCATGTGCATGTATCAAACCAGTTTCATTATAAATATCTTCTAAAGCTATATTTATACCATTATTCATCATGATAACACTAATACTACCACTACTAAATATGATTTTCATTCCATTTGTTTTATCATCATTATACAAATAGAAAAATGCATTGCCATGAACAATTGGCTTGAATACAACAATTCCTTGCCCCTTCACAGTTAGATTTATATATTCTGTCATTACAATATGCAAATATTTTTATGAAGACAAACCAAACTTGTCCTTTATAATACTATTTTTTGTTGGTCCCTGCGTTTTTTCACTCTGTCGCTTTACTTTATAGACACCCCCAGTTGCAGTTGTTGTTTTCACCCCACCATATATATTCAAAATAAATTCATCATTGTCGTCATGTAATTCTGGTAATATTCGTGTTAATGGTTTATCAATTACTAATAACATATGTTCGGTTTTCAACAATTTTCTATATTCTTGGATTGTTAAATTACCGTAATATTTGTCTAATAAATAATAAGGATTTGGTGCAGGTTTAATATTTTTTTTATAGCCATATACCTTACTATATATTTGGTTTAATAATTGATATCGTTCAAATTTCGTTGAATCATCAATATTTTCTTTCATTAAATATCCTACTGCACATTCTGGTCTGCAAAAAGAACCATAACCACAAATAGAATCATTCATTTCATATTTTGGAATATAACAAGCTTGATTATCAAATTCGTAACTGCACCAAAAACATGCGGATTTTTTATCGTTTAAAGTATTTTTATAAAATTGTATTCGTAGATCTTTCAACTTACTGTTTATGTGTTTTAATGATATTTTATCTTCTTCTGCTTCTTCTGTTTTCAATGAATGAATGTCTTCATCTGTTTTCTTCGTATTACAGTTGCATTTTTTACAAACACTATCTATATATGCTAATTTATGATCCGCGGACTGAACAGAGGATAGTTCTTCTGTTATTTGAGAACCATTATAAAAAGAAAAATGTTGTTTGTTATCATCATATGTCATAATTTCAGGTGGTACTTGTGGATTGTATGATAATGGATCATTTGTATTTGTTTCAACTCCTTGAATGTCTTTCAAAGAACACTTCAAATGCAGAATTACATTTGAAGATGAAACAGTTGGTTCAACTTCCACTATATTTTTATGAATGAGTTTACCACCCTTTGGTTTTCTTCCTCGTTTTTTTAAAAGGGGGGGCTCTGTTACTATTACTGGTGGTACTTCTTCAATAATCATTTGAATATTTGGTACTGATTCCTTTTTTTTTCTACCTCTTTTTTTATTAGAACATACAGTTGACATTTTTGTTTTATATTTCATATATGTATTTTTATTTATATTGTTTGATAAAATAGTTTATGGTGTTCTTAGCCCTATACTTGGACAATCGACCAATTTTCTCGATTTTACAATAAAAGGGTTAAAAAGATATAGCATACACAGATGAGAAATTGAATGAGACAAAACACATATTACACTCTATAATATCTATAAGCGCGAAAATCATATCATTATCATTTTGTATTTTCTATTTCATTATTATAACATTTTCTACAAAGAGGTATATAATTATCGGCACCAATTACCATTTGCATTTTTTCTTTTGAAATTCTATGTGAAAAATGCGCTAAAGTTCCATCACGACAATTTGCACATAATGCCGATAATTTTTCAACAGTATTGCAATGCGGTATTAGATCCAAAATAGTACCAAATTTTGCGCGCATATAATCACCATCTAAACCAAAAATAAATACTTCTTTATCCATTTTTTCTACAAATTCGAGAACACAATAAAATAAATCATCAAAAAACTGTCCTTCGTTTATCAAAATAGTATCAAACTGAGAACAATCAAATCCAGTTAATTTTGCTAGTTGAATACAAGGTATCATGATGTGGTCATGTGTAGATAGCATTTTTGAATCATATCTAACATCTTCTGCATAATTTATAACAGCAACGCGTTTTCCAATATAATTTCTCGTTTTGTATATTTGTATGAGTCTAGTTGTTTTTCCCGAGAACATGGGTCCTAAAACGAGTTGCAAAGATCCCATTATAATATATTGAATAAAAGAATATAATATTTTCATTTCATTTATCAAATATAATTAATTGAAAAAATATATATAATGACTACAGAATTAGACAATGCAAAAAACAATATTCCATGGGTAGAAAAATACCGTCCTACTAATTTTGATAATATTGTTTTAGAGCCAATCAATCGCCAAATATTCGAAAAAGTACTAGAAAAAGATTATTTCCCCAACTTATTGTTTTATGGACCACCTGGGACAGGCAAAACAACTACAATTATCAATCTAATTCAGTCTTATCAATACAAACACAATCAAGTAAGCAAAGGTACTATATTACATTTGAATGCGTCTGATGAACGCGGAATAGATATTATAAGAAATCAAATATATCAATTTGTAAAAACGAAGAATTTGTTTGAATCGGGTATGAAATTTGTTATATTAGATGAAGTAGATTATATGACAAAAAATGCACAGCAAGCATTAAAATATCTATTACAATCCTCTGGTCAAAATGTGCGGTTCTGTTTGATATGTAATTATATAAGCAAAATAGATGAATCATTAAAGAACGAGTTTATTGCCATCCGGTTCAATCAACTGCCTAAGAAAGAAATAGAAGGATTCTTGAAAAATATAGCTATGCATGAAGGTATATGTTTATCAGATACGGCGATTGATACCATACAAAAAATATATCAATCAGATATCCGTAGTATGATCAATTTTATTCAATTACATCAAAATATGGTAAAATGGGAGAATACAATTATAACAGATGAGATTTGTTCTTATATATTTGATTTATTACAGGGACAAAAAATGTATGTAAACAATGACAAAGACAATGACAAAGACAAATGTCAAAATTTTATAAAATATATATATGATACGAGTATCAAGTACAATACTGACAAACGACATATTTTGAAATATTACTTCAATTACATTGTAAGAAAAAAGAAGGAATATATTACAAAAGAATTATTAAATATAGCAGAATTTATTGTACATGCCTCAAATGATGCAGAATTGCAAGATGTTCTATATTTTGCATATTATCATTTGCGCACATAAAATTGAAAACAATATAAAAAATTTATTATTCTTTATATTGAATTAAAATGTCAACAGACGAAGAATGGTTAAATTTTATAAATGGCGTATACAAATCACCAATCAAAAAAAACGAAGAATTATCCACAAAAATATTTACAGATGAACAACCCATTTGTGAAGAGTTGTACATTTCAACGAAAACCAAAGTTCTCTATTTGAACCAAGAAATGGATATTCACAATATATTTTGGTTGATTCCAATAGTAGAATATTGGCGGCCAGTAGAAGGGGTCATCAAGAAACAAATGAAAATCGTATCAAAAACAAAAGAAGAATATGAAGAATACCAAAAAAAAATAAAGGATATTTATTACTATAAAGATCATATTATAAAACAGATTGATAACCCAGGCGCAAGAAGAATCAAATTCAAGGACGAGCGAAAAATAACGATTGGTATTTCTAAGAAAGATATAATGAATTATAGAACTAAACAGAAAAACGCTTTTTATAATTGTTTTGCAATGATATTGAGATTCAAATATAAAGATGAATTCAAAGAAATACATGTAAAGGTCTTTAATACTGGTAAATTAGAGATTCCGGGAATTTTGAACAACGAATTATTAGGAATAGTGCAAAGAATGATATTAGAAATTATACAACCTCATGTTGCAAACCCGCTTATATACACAGAGATTGATCGCGGTGATGAAAATGTATTAATCAATTCTAATTTCAATTGTGGATTTTATATCAATCGCGACAAAATGCACAATATTATGCGAAGTAAAAAATATGGAATAGAATCAGCTTATGATCCATGTAGTTATCCTGGTGTAAAATGCAAGTTTTATTATAATAATGATTTGGATTATGATTTGGATAAACAAGTTGGTAGAATATTAGAAGCAGACCAAAACATGAAAATGTGCGAATTGATTGATAGTAAAAAATATACGGAAATATCATTTATGATTTTTAGGACAGGTAGTTGTTTAATAGTTGGTAATTGTAGTGAAAAAATATTGTTATTTGTATTTGATTTCATAAAACGGTTTTTAAAAGAAGAATATAATGCTATATGTGTAGCTAGTGATGATCCTATTAGTAAATTGAAAAAAGTGAAACTTCGTAAGAAGATTATTACATTGTCTAATGATTATTTAGAAAATACGGTTATGAAATAGAAATTAGAAAAAACACTTTAGGCATTTACACCTTTTGATGTAATTAGGTAACTGTTACTTTTCACCGATAAATCACCTTTATATAATGATAATTCTGCATTTAGGCATAATTATCAAATATGATCGGCGTTTTACACCGATGAATATTTGAAATGGGAGACGCCCCTTTCAGGGGCGTTCCATTCAATTCATTTATCGGTAACTGTTGCCCTTGAATCTCTAGTGGGACGCTCTGCTTCGCTAGAGGCGTCCCATTATAAATTTTCAAGGGCGTAAAGGTGTAAAGGTGTAATACATGAATCCTGTTTTATTTTTTTCATTTTTTCGTTTTTGGTATATTTGAATAAAAACAGAAAAGCGATTAAGGAATTTATAAATAATAATTCGTTTTAATGATATAAAGTAGAATCTTAATATACAATATAATTATTACAAATGAGTTCTACAGAAACTACTAGTCAAAATATTGCTCCTTCACCAGCTTCCGTTGTAACTACACCAAATGGTTACAGACTTCCTGAAAACACAACTCTTCAACATGCAGCAAAACTCGCTATTGTTGAAGATAAACCAGTAATGTTAGATTACTGGACAAATTCGCTAGACAAAACTGTTTTGATTGGCGTAAAAGACAATAAAGAAAAGCTTTTAGTAAAATCAGAAGAAGAATATACAAGTCCAATTGCAAAAATTTTCAAAGTTGGAAAAGAGTATATTGTCATGACAGAAAATTCTATTTATATTGTGGATGTTGAAATCCCTACAAAGAGAATTACAGCATAAATTAGTTATATATAAATATATATTTTATTTCATAAAATATATGTCAAAACAAATAAGTAAATATTACACAGATATTAGAAAAAAAATAAATTGGGATTATGACCCTTTAGGAACGATTGATGACTATTTGTCGGAAGATATTGAAATAAATTCAGCAGCTGTAATTTACGATTTAAGTACCTTTGTAAAAATTTGCATTGAAAAAAAAAGCAGAGAATGGTTCCAAGATACGAACTATAATCATTTATTAGATGAATATGGTGTATTACTTTTTGATATTTACGGAAATTTCAATTTGTTCAAAAAATTGCCACTTAGTGTAAAATTCAAAAACTTTATGAATGTTACCATGCAAGTAGAAATACCAGAAGAGTTGTATAATATTATTGGTGATAGACAACCTTATATTTATGAATGTTTTTTTTGGTCAGATTCTATCCTCAAGAAAGTCTTTTTAGGAAAAATCAAAAAATCACATGTAGAAAAAATGAAAGAAATATTTTTATCTATTAAACCAGATGATTCATTAGTGATAAAAAGAATACAAGGTGAATTGCAAAATATGGTACCTGAAAAGAATGTCACATTAATAGAGTATATATCATCGAATGAACCAATACAAATTCAAGGTACAATCGCAGTTATTTATACGCCAGATGTTTTTGAAGATGAAAGTTCTAGACAAGTGAATAACAATACAAGAAAAATAACAACAGGTGTACATAATAAAACAAAACGAATTGCCAAATTCACTTGCAGTTCGCAGTACAATTGAGTAATTTGGTCGGTTGTATTGCGAATTGCAAATAAATGGTTAACGATAAAATTCAAATCCTGGAGTAGGTATAGAAAACATAATGCGATCTGTATGTTTAGATGCTTCTTCGTGAAAAATTCGACCTAGCAGTTCATTCCAAAAAAGAGGATATTTAGTACCAGGTACGTACTCTATACAGCAATCTGGTTGAGTAGATGGGTTTTCTTTCAATAATTCCAGTTTTTCATCCAATACAGCTAATTGTCTCTCATACCATCTTTTCACGAAATCGGTTTTTGATCGAATAATGTACGCACCATTTCCTGGTAATTTTTCCCATAAATAGGCTGCAGGGCGATAGGCAATTGCATCAGAGCTTGATTCATGGTATCCATTTATCCATTTTTCTGGATCTGCTTCCATTTCTTCAAATCCTTGTACCCAAGAACCATTTGGAATTTTTATATCCGAATAACCACCACCATAGTGATACATAAAATAAGTTCGCAATATATCGCATTTATGTGTTTCAGATAAATATTGGTATGCTGGATGGAGTGGACATCCATCAATAATATATTCATGCAAGTTATCAACAGTAACAAGAGTAACCATACATCCAGTTTGTTCTTTTAAGGCATTAATGCAATGGATACGACGGAAAGACATTTCATTTGTTCCTGTCCAAAAAATGAAAATAATCTTATTTTTGATAGGATCTTCTAACTCTGGCTTCATATTAATAATAATATTAATAATAATATAAATTATATTTTTCTATTTATATTATTTTTACATATGATTACATTTTGTTATTACAATTTACAATATATCTCGTAAAACATGTATTTGTTCTTTAGTTAAATTATCTGGAAAAGTAACCGACATTTCAATAATCAAATTTCCTGTTTGTCCATTTTTATTCATTCCTAATCCTGAAACCACCTTTTTGTAATTTGGTTTTATAATTGTATTATTAGATAAATTATTCATATTCAGCGTTTTACCATTTAAATGTAAAATTTCAAATGTAAATCCACATAATGCTTCTTTTAATGTAAGACTTTTGTTGTATATCAAATCAAGCCCTTGTCTTTTGAAAATAGAATTATTTTTTATTTCAAAAGTAAATTTTACATCACCTTTCAATTCATCACTGATAACGTGTCCATGATCTCGTAAAATCAATACTTCATTTTCTTCAATTCCTGGTGGAACTTGAATATTTATCGTTTCTATTTGACTAACTCGTCCAACTGGTTTAGAAATCTGCTTTTCAACATCTACACTTATATTTGCACCTGCATATGCTTGTTCAAGTGTAATTTGTACTTGTTTTACAATAGGCGGTGGTTTGCTAATTTGCTGAAAAAAATGTTCCATTCCACTACCTCCCGGAAAACCTCCTCCCGGAAATCCTCCTCCCGGAAATCCTCCTCCCGGAAATCCTCCTCCCGGAAATCCTCCTCCCGGAAAACCTGAAGAAGAATGAAAGACACGAACACCTGGTCCCATGCCAGGGATTCCGACACCCCCAAACATCATATTGAAAATATCACCCATATCACCCCCCATTCCCATAGGCATTCCTCCATTCTCCATACCAAACCGCAATTCCATATTATATTGATCCCTTTTTTGTGAGTCACTCAAAATTTCATATGCTTCATTTATTTTTTTATATTTTTCTGTAGCATTCGCATCACCACCATTTCTATCTGGATGATATTGTAAAGATAGTTTACGATATGATTTTTTTATTTCTTGATCAGATGCATCTTGTCCTACTTCTAATACATCATAGTGTGTTGTCATAATATAGAAATTATAAACCTATATTTATATATTTTTACTAATAAATTATATATTGAATTCTATCCATATTATAATTCTTGTCATAATCGTAAAATCTAGTTATATTCATTCTCCATAATACATATGAATCAAAAATTATACTATCAATAATACAACACATATTATAATTTTTTGCAATCGTTTGATCTGTTATATTTTTCCAAAAACTAATATCATAACTATTGAAAGAGTTCTTTTTTGCAATAGCAATTTGTTTCAATACATTATATCGCATATCATTTTTATGAAGTCGTTTCATATATTTACCATTACGATAAATATGATATCCATGAAATTCCAATATAAGATTACATATATCTAGTGGTAAATGTTCCATAATATATTATATATTATACAATTTATGCTTTATATTTTTGCTATTTCATTATGATTATATACCATTGCACATTTACACTATTTCGTATTGAAAATACCCAATGGCAACAGTTACCTTTACTTATTTGCGCCCACAAAGTGGGCGTTTACAAAAAAACATATCCTAAAAAATGTATAAAGGGTTATCAATACATTTTACATATAGATATACAAAACATATATCATGAATAAAGAAACTTTTATTTCCAAATATAAACCTTATTATTTGAATGATTTTTGCATGAATGAAAAGATGATGAGTATTTTGAGAACACTGTTAGAAATAGATGATTTAAATATATTATTTATTGGTTCTGCAGGTTCAGGTAAAACAACATTATTATACAGTTTAATAAGGGAATATTATGGATTAGCAAAAACCGCATCTATTCCAGAAACAAATATTCTATTTATAAATAGTTTGAAGGAGCAAGGTATTAACTATTATAGAAACGATATGAAAACATTCTGTCAATCACATTGTTCTATATATGGGAAGAAAAAAATGATAATTATTGACGACTTAGATACAGTGAATGAACAGAGCCAGCAAGTATTTCGCAATTATATAGACAAATACAAACATAATATTCATTTTATATCAGTATGTACAAATATTCAAAAGGTAATAGAAAGTATTCAATCGCGCATTCATATCATTCAAATACAGTCGCCTTCCATTGACGAAATCAAAAACATTATGAATTATATTATAACACAAGAAAAAATCATAATAGATGAAGAATCTATTCAATATTTATTATTAATATCTAATGATTCATTGCGTGTTCTAATTAATTATTTGGAAAAAATGTACATATATGGCGAACCAATCACGATTGATATATGTATGAAAATGTGTTCAACAATATCAAACAAGACATTTGAAGAGTATATTGATTTATTGAAACAGGGCGATTTACAAACAGCGATCATAATTTTATATGATATTTATGATCAAGGGTATTCAGTTATTGATATATTAGACTATTTTTATACTTTTATTAAGATAACTGATGTTGTAGATGAAGAAACCAAATATAAAATAATCCCTTTTTTATGTAAATATATTACGATCTTTAACAAATTGCACGAAGATGTTATAGAATTGTCATTTTTTACGAATAATTTGTACAATTTAGTAAAATTTTGATAAATTTCTTTCGTTGATCATTGTTACCCATTTCTATTTTGTTGTTTCTGCCTGAAAATGTAGAAACATGATATATAATTAGGCGTTTGAAATGGTGAAAGATGTAAATGTAGAATGGTGTACATAATATGTAAAATAAAAATGGCACAATATTTACTAAAAAAAAATATAAACCAAATAATATAAAAATAATCATTTTTGTATTATATTATGTCATCAAATAGCATAAATATTAGAACTGTTGAAAGCACTGATTCAACCGCGGAAACAGTTGACTCTGTTGTTTTTTCAATAGTATCGCAATTTGTGGATAGAGCAAGATTTGGAAAGGAAAAATATGGAGTAACTCTAGATAGAGAAGATTTATCTATATTGGATTGGATACAACATGCACAGGAAGAACATATGGATGCGATTTTATATTTGGAAAAACTCAAAAAAGAATATTGTAAAAAGAATGATTCAAAAATATGATAATAGAGTAAACACATAAAACAAAAATACAACTATAATATAAAATAATCCATATTCCAATGAAAAAGCAAATTTTCAAAACAGGTGTACCCCCAGAAATCCTGTATAATCTTTTAGAAAAAATCTCATTAAAGACAGATAAATATTATATTGTTGATTTTGTAGCCTATAAAAAAATGAGATTTCATAATTTACATGAACCATTTTTAAAAACAATCATTGATTATTATCATTATTCAAAAAGATTTTATATAGAACGGGATTTTACATATAATTCATTTACAAATATTGTAAGACAAATATGTAGAGTAAATGATATTACATTCACGAGTGAAATTAAATACAATGACTCAAAATATCATATTGATTATTTTGTATATTCACAATATAAAATGAAGGAAACAATAGAAACAATAGAAACAATAGAAACAAACAAATAAATCAAATGATAAAAAATAAAATAAGAATATAATTTATAATGTTTGAAGCAAAAAAAATATGGAAATATGCCGCATTAATAGCAGTTCTTGGCGTTGCAAGCTATTATGGAAATAATATAAAACAAATGTTCAGTCCTAAAGAAGAAGAAGATTACAACCTCATAAAACAATATTTATTGAATGATTCCCCGCTTTATGGATATAATAAACCCAAAATATGGATCCATACAAAATATGACATCAATGCAAGAAAATGGAGAGATTTTTATTCAAGAAATTCGCATGATTTAAATCAGCCATATATACATTTAACAATAAAAAGTATTATTAATCATTGTTCAGATGATTTTCATATTTGTTTGATTGATGACGACACATTTAGCAAATTGATTCCTACTTGGGATATTGATTTGAATAATGTAGCAGAACCATTAAAATCTCAATATAGACAACTTGGTTTAGCTGAGTTACTATATTATTATGGTGGTATGATAGTCCCTAATTCATTCTTATGCTGTCGAAATTTGAAAGGACTATATGAGGAAGGAATCGCAGGTAAAAAACCATTTGTTTGCGAATCTATAAATCGTACATCAAATATACAAAATCAAATAAATGGTAGCAAAATGCTTTTTATACCAGATACATATTTCATGGGCGCAGATAAAAATAATTCCGTTATTTTAGAATATGTAGAATATTTAAAAAACCGTTCGCAAAATGGACATATAACACAAGTATATGAATTTTTGGGAGATACATCATTGGGATGCATCGGTTCTATTAATGTGAGTAAAATGAATTTAATAGGCGGTGAATATATTGGTATAAAAACAAACAAACGAAAACCAGTATTACTAGAAGATTTAATGGAAGATAATTATTTGGATTTGAGTACCCATATATATGGTATTTATATTCCTGAATATGAAATATTAAAACGACCAAAATATCAGTGGTTTGCAGTTTTAGATACAAAACAATTGTTGGAATCAAATATTTTTATAGCCAAGCATATAAAAGCTTCTATGGTTGATTCTTTGAGTGATTATACTAAGACAAGCGAGATAAAATCTATTATTGCGATATAATACACTTTTTACATTTTTTACATTTCAAATCTTCATTAGTGTAAATAAAATTGAATAACTTTTTTATTCATTACAGTTTGTATAAGATAAAACATGTTATACAAACTATTTTTTACAATATTCATATATAAAGCAAATGCCTTTATACATCCACCGCAAATAATATTGCCTATTTTGAAAACAGATTTGGAAGTATTATTAACAAATCGGGCAATTATCAGTTCTTTGATTGCAAATTTGCGAAATGAAATTACAGGTGATAGACTATTACTTCAATTTACGGATTTTCATCCGGTTAGTATTGTATATCTATCACTTGCTGTAACATTTATATATGGTCAATGGAAATTTTACGAAGGTTCTCAAAAAAGAAACAAAATACAGAAAATAGAAGAATATGTAAATAATGAAATTATTTGGAAACAGATTATATTGATAATACTGTATGTTTTTACGAAAGATGTTTTATCAGCGTCATAAAATTGAAGTACTTTTTATAAAAAAGAGAGTATGAAAAACTACAACAACAAACATATGAAAATGACTACTAACAATAGCACAAAATCCAAGAAATGCTCTTTTTGTCAATCAGTCGGGCACAACATTAGGGGGTGCGAAGACGAGAGAATACTTACTATATGGGAGCAAATGTATTTTATGGGAAATATAATAACTCCCATTACAGGAATGGCAAATTGGAGAGATATACACAGATTATTAGAAGATACGCCATGGAATGTAACAGTGGCAGTAGCTATCAAGTACTGTTCTGCAAAAATAGCTGATAAAAATAATAAAGAAAAAATACTAGATTTGATTTATGACTCCCTATGGAGACATTGGTCAAATTATTGGTGGACGCGCGAGTTGCAAGATCTTTTTGATAAAGAAGTAGAAATGTTGAAACCAAAAAACCAATGGACGATTTCTACTGCTTTATTGTGTGTTGAAACAGAAGCAGAATTAAAAGATCCAGTAGACTGTCCTATTTGTTTAGAAACATACCAAAAAATACAATCAATTTCTACAAATTGCAATCACACTTTTTGCAAAGATTGTATGTGTAGCCATATAGATCATGCAACACAAAAACCATCTTGTCCAATGTGTAGAACAGACATAACATCAATGGAAATAAAAGATGTAGAAATATTTCATGAGATAAATAAAAAATATAGTGAGCGGCAAATTCCAAAAGATGAATTAAGAGATACTTGGGTTAGAGCTCTAATACATCATGGTCACATTACAACTGACTAATTGTTTTCATTATAACATATCGAATTGAAATCACACTTTTTTGTAAGCTTCATAATAGGAATGTTGTGCGGTTTATTTACTTATTGTAGTTATATAGTTAGATAGATAGTTAGATAGTTAGATAAACAACATAAAGAATAAAAACTCATTTTTTTATTGTTATGAGTGAAAATGAAGTAACTGAATCATGTGTAATGATTCAACAATTATTTGAACAATATAAAAATGACAAATACATGACATCGCGCATACATCAATATATATGTAACAGATTGCCCAAAATATTTGAATCCTTGCAGAAAACGCATTTAACAAATCAAACATATGAAGAACAAATGCAAACACAACAAGATTCGTTTATGCAAACATTTTTGCATATGAATAATTATTTTTATGTTCCAGCAACTGAAAAATTCTTTGTTTATATGAACAATCACTATAATATAATTTCAGAAGATCATATTTTACACAATGTTCTCACAAATATTTCAAAAAATAAACAATTATTATCTTGGAAAAAAAGCACCAAAATCCATGTTATGTGCAAAATAAAAAGCAATTTATTAACAAAAAGTATTCCCAACTCGGAAACCATTCAACATGTTCTTGATTTATTATATCCAACATTTTTTTCTACAAAAACAGAAACAAAATATTTTCTTACGATATTAGGTGATGCAATCTTTAAAAAAAATTCAAATATTTTCCATTTTATTACATCAAAATCAAAGAGTTTTTTACAAGAAATAAATAATTATTCGCAAATATACATTGGTAGTAATATTATCAATACATTCAAACATAAATATTATGATCACGAATACATGAATTGTAGATTAATAAAAATTTCAGAAAATATAAAAAACGAAAATATTTGGAAACCGTTCATATCCCAATATTTTTTGGATTTCATTTGTGTAGCATCGCATTATTCTATAAGATATAATTCATCAGATGAATATATATTGTCTTCTAGCAATGATTCTTTGATACAATATACATGTTATTTGAAGGAAAAAACACAAGAGAACATAGTAGATATCTTTTTGAAAGAATATATTACTTTTATACCTCCAGATATACAAAGTACGCAAAATATATCAACTTCACAAAATATGCAAGGTACTCAAATTCCTTGGAAAAACATGTTATATCTATGGAAACATTTTTTAGACAAAAACCAATTACCATTTGTTGTTTTCCAACAAAATTTAAAACAAATACTTATTCAAAAATTGTCCTCTTGTTATAATGAATCAAATGATTGTTTTAATGGTATTTGTAGCAAATATATGCCAACAATACAGACTTTTTTACAATTTTGGAATGATACAATGCAACTGTGTGATAGTGAGTATGATTTGGAAATAGAAGAGATTATGTTGTTATTCAAAGAATGGGTCATTTCACAAAATATATTATTGAATCACATTAATGAATCACAATTAATTGACTTAATCACATATTATTATCCAAATGTAGAAATAGAGGACAATAAATATATACATAAAATCATATGTAATAGATGGAACAAAAAAGAACACATAAAATCAGCACTAGAGAAATTGCGCAATGAAATCATTGCAAGTAATGGATCGTTTTCTAATATTTCTTTTTATGAAGCATATGAATATTATTGCAAAAAACAAAAAACTGAAAATATGAAGTCATTGATTGTAAGTAAACAATATTTTGAAAAATACATTTTTGAGAACCTGACAAATTACATAATTGATGATGCATTTATTAGTGCTGATTGGTTATTTTTGGATTAACACTTTTTCCAAAAAAAAACAAACGATTCATATATTTGTGCGCACTATACATGTTATTATTTTTTGGATGTATACTCTTTACATGCAGTAAGAATTATGAAAATTTGCACCTTTACACTTTCTTCTTATTTATTAGTCCCATTTTCAATGTTCATGGATGTAAAATGTAAATGCGTTTTCAATGTAAAAATGTATACATCTGCAACGGTGTAAAATAATTTATATTGTTTATAATATACACAATCAATATAAATTTATGCTTTTGCTAAAGGAGCTGCATCAAGAACAGCAGGAGATAATGGAGAAAGAGTACCACCTGTTACTGGTGCAGCAGTATCAGCAATACTGCCACCACGTTTAGCAGTTCTTCGTTTTGAAACATTTTTCTTTACATACCCGAATTTACCCTTTTCAGCAAAGTATCCATACTTTTGAAGACGTAATTCCTTCTTAGCAGTCTTATGCTTTTTCAAACTGACAATTCTTCCATGGCTCTTCGTAAGTTGAGAACGAAGAAGACCACCTTCTGTCTTGTATGCATTTTTATTCCATACTTGCACGCGAGAACCGCGTACTTGCTTGTATGTTTTTCCCTTGATATGGTAGAGTCCATCGGAGGCTTTGATTGGTCTTTTCATTATATATTTACTAAAGAAAATATCGAACGCATAATAAATTTATTCTTTACTTTCGTATTTACTTTCGTAATAAAGAGTATACATATCTTAATTACATTGAAAGATGCCGACCATAGGATCGACATTTGAAATGTAAAAAAAAGTAGATCGTTTACACCATTGCACATTTACACCTTTTCTCATTCAAAACGCCCGCTTTGCGGGCAGTTATGAGTGAGAAAGGCGTCGCTGATTGCGCATTTTCAATGCGAAATGGTGTAAAACGCCCACTTAAAGGTGGGCGTTCTTTATAAGTGCTTTGGTAACTGTTACTTTGCAACCGATAAATTACCTTTTATATACAGTAATTCTGCCTTCGGCAGAATTATGATATATAAATCGGCGATTGAAAGGTGTAAAGGTGTAAAGGTGCAAAGGTGTATAAAGGTGATAAATGAAAAAATAATTTTGCTAAATAATTATATCCTTGAATATATAGTGTTTATTGCGCTTCACAAATAAAGGGTTAATCCTTTACTTTGTGAGTGCAATAAAAAAATGGGCGGAACTCATTACATGAAAATAACACCATATATAATGTGCCACCAACGGAGACAGAAATATATATATGAATTATTATTACGGGAAAATGGTTAAATATGAAAAAGGTGTGAAAACTACATATCAACTACTATGAGGAGTTACAATAACGACTTTTCCACTATACAAACGAACTTGCTCTGCATAGCGCATTTTACAGCTTCTTGACGAATCGTTTGTAGATGTATTCAAATTATTTTTTTTTGACAAAGGTAATGGCTTAGCAAAAGGTGTGCAATTATTATTATTATTATTTATATTAAGAGTATTATTTCTTATATTATTCACATTGCAGTTGAATGTATTTATATTTGCAGACTTCATACCATATTGTCTATACCTGAACATATCTATATATATATTATATAAAATTGATGAAAAAAGATATAATAATACGATACTATATTTTATCAAGATTACTGCGATTATTACGATGTCATCCAATACTCAAGATCTTGCGGTTCAATATCAACAAAAGACAGATAAACAGCATATTCTGGATAATCCAGACACATATATCGGTTCAATAGAGACGGTAGATGCAAATATGTGGGTTTATGATGATGCTACATCTACAATGGATTTTAAAACAATTGAATATAATCCAGGATTATACAAACTCTTTGATGAAGCAATTGTAAATGCGCGTGACCATGTGGTTCGTATGATCCAATCAAAAAATCTAGAAAAGAAAAATGTTACCTATATAGAAACAACTATTACAGATGATGGAACAATTACTATTGTCAATGACGGAAACGGTATTGATGTTGCAAAACATCCAGAAAATCAACTATGGATTCCAGAAATGATTTTTGGTCATTTGAGAACATCTACAAATTATAACAAAGACGAGAAAAAAATAGTAGGTGGAAAGAATGGTTTTGGCTTCAAACTTGTTCTCATTTGGTCTACCTATGGATATATTGAAACGGTAGATCATATACGCGGTCTAAAATATACACAAGAATTCAAAAATAATCTTGATTGTATTTGCCCGCCAACCATTACTAAATGTAAAGGTGCTAAACCATATACAAAAATCGTGTTTAAACCGGATTATGGAAGACTTGGTTTATCAGGGTTAACACATGATGTATTCTCTTTATTAAAAAAACGCGTATATGACATAGCAGGGGTAACAGATCATTCTGTAAAAAAAATAAAGGTGGTTTACAATGATGTACAAATTCCAGTGAAAAATTTTCAACAATATATTGATTTATATATTGGCGAAAAAAATGCAGATAAACCAGAAACAAAAAGAGTATATGAATCACATGATGATAGATGGGAATACGCAGTGGGATTATCAAAAACACATGAATTTGCACAAGTATCTTTTGTAAACGGTATTTGTACACATAAAGGCGGCAAACATGTAGACTATATCGTCGGTCAAATATGCCGTAAATTATGTGAGTATATTGAAAAAAAGAAAAAGGTTAAGGTAAACCCTTCATCTATCAAAGAACAGTTGATTCTGTTTTTGAGATGTGATATTGAGAACCCATCATTTGATAGTCAAACAAAAGACAATATGAATACACCCTATAATAAATTCGGTTCATCTTGTACAGTAAGCGACGCTTTCATAGAAAAGATTGCAAAAATGGGTGTTATGGATATGGCATGTTCATTAACAGAAGCAAAAGAAACAAAGAATGCAAAGAAAACTGACGGAACAAAAACAAAAGTCATTCGCGGTATTCATAATTTGATTGACGCCAATTTCAGTGGAACGCAAGATTCAAATAAATGCACACTTATTTTATGCGAGGGATTAAGCGCCATGTCAGGGATCGTTTCTGGATTATCAAGTGAAGATCGCAATTATATTGGCATTTACCCGTTAAAAGGGAAACTATTGAATGTTCGTGGCGAACAAACGAAAAAAATTGCTGAAAACAAAGAAATTACCGATATTAAAAAGATTTTAGGTCTAGAAACGGGAAAAATATATACAACATTAGAAGATGTTCATTCATCCCTACGCTATGGAAAAGTAATGATTATGACGGATCAGGATTTAGATGGTTCTCATATTAAAGGTTTATGTATCAATCTGTTTCACAGTGAATGGTCGTCGCTTATTAAAATTCCAGGATTCATTTCATTTATGAATACCCCTATTTTGCGAGCAAAGAAAAGCCATCAAATCCTACATTTCTATAATGATGGTGAATATGAATCTTGGAAAGCATCTCTCGGTCCAAATGGGTTGCATGGTTGGACTATAAAATATTTTAAAGGGTTAGGTACATCAACAGCAGTTGAATTCAAAGAATATTTTGCAAATAAAAAAATAGTGGATTTTGCATATTCAGGTTATGTCAGCGATGATACTATTGACAAAATTTTCAACAAAAAGCGCCCAGATGACCGTAAACAATGGCTTGAAAAATATGATAAGAATTCATTTTTGAATACAAGCAGACAGCAAGTGATGTATGAAGAGTTTATTGATAAAGAAATGATTCATTTCAGTAAATATGATTGTGCAAGATCTATTCCTAATATGATAGATGGTCTTAAGATTTCTTTGCGAAAGATTTTGTATTCTGCATTCAAACGCCGACTTACTAGTGAAATTAAAGTCGCCCAATTTTCAGGGTATGTATCAGAGCATTCTGCATATCATCATGGAGAAGCTTCTTTAAATGGTGCGATTGTAAAAATGGCGCAAAATTTTGTAGGATCAAACAATATTAATTTATTGGAACCAAATGGACAATACGGTACTCGTCTTCAAGGTGGTGAGGATTCTGCATCAGAGAGATATATATTTACTCTATTAAATCCATTGACAAGATTTATATTTCCAGAAGCAGACGATGCTGTATTGACCTACATGAATGATGATGGAACATTGGTTGAACCGGAATATTATGTGCCAATCATTCCATTTTGTCTTATGAATGGAATTTCAGGAATAGGCACAGGATTCTCTTGTGAAGTTCCTTCATACAATCCAAAAGATATTATCGCCTATTTGAAATCAAAACTTGCGATGCAAGAAACTACTATAGCGACCGAATTCGTACCTTATTATGAAGGATTTCAAGGAACGATTCAAAAGATAAGCGAAAGTAAATATTTGATCAAAGGAAAATATGAAAAGGTGGGAGAAGACAAGATTCTCATTACCGAATTACCGATAGGAACATGGACGATGCCATATATTACATTTTTAGAAGGATTACTGGATGGAACACTTGATAAAGCTGGCAAGAAAATACAGCCCGTACTCAAAGATATGGTTTCTATGTCGACCGAGGTAATGGTGAATATTACGGTTACTTTTCAAAAAGGAAAATTGGCGGAATTACTTACAAATGAACCAATAAATGGTTTGGAAAAACTATTGAAACTTACAACCACTGTATCTACCACAAATATGCACATGTTCAATGCAGATTTGAAACTTCATAAATATAATAATATTGAAGCAATCATAGACGAATTTTATGTAACGAGAATCAAATTATATCAAATGCGAAAGGATGCACACATTGTAGATATGCGTAAACTGCTTGTTAAGTTGTCTAACAGAGCAAGATACATTTTAGATGTATTATCTGGTAAGGTTGATTTGCGCAAGAAAACGAACCAACAAGTGCAAGAGTTATTAGAAGGATTCAACTATGATAAGATAGATGGTGATTATAAATATTTGATAAAGATGCCAATGGATTCAGTTACAGAAGAACATATTGCATATATATTGAAAGAAAAGGCGGATACAGAAATAGAGCTAGATATTCTTATGAAAACAACAACAAATCAAATGTGGTTGAAAGAACTAGAAGTGTTTGAAAAAGAATATGATGTATACAAGAAAAAACGGGAAAATATTCAAATGGTTTCTTCTACAAAAAAGGGAGATTCCAAGAGTAAGAAAATCATGAAAAAATAAAAATATGTAAAAAAGTAAAAAGATAATCGTATATGTATCCTTTTATTGCGGTGAATATATATGGTTTATTTGTTCATTATTTATAATAAAATAATAAATCAAATAAAAATATTTTTTTATTTGATATATGAAAATAAATGTCCAAAAAATTCCCACATTTTGCCTAACTTGTGAAAACGAAACAGGTAATAAAAGAAAAATGATACAATATGAATTTGCGAATATGAACAATAGACAAGGACCAGAATTTATCAATCCAATCCTTGTAATAAACGGTGAAAAAACGCCAAAAAATAAATCAGGGGCTTCAGGATTTATAAGAATGATTGAAGAAGGACTTATGAGACAAACCCCTGGTGAACCCTTTGTTCCTTTTATATTACTAGAAGATGATGTCTCTTTTTTGTACGAATCATGTAAACATATTACTGAAATTGATGTTCCAGAGAATTCTGATATATTATATATTGGTCTATCTTGTTGCAGTATGAATGCAGAATCTTTCCATTACAATACATATTATGAATTAGTAGATGGATATCCACATATTATGAGAATAAAACACATGTTGGCTTCTCATGGTATTATGGTATGTTCCGCACTAGGTGCCGCTGCACTACAAAGAACAATGATGGAAACATGGTTTTCAGATAGGCCATGGGATGTACCACTAGCATATATTCAACCATATTATCATGTATATGGATTGAGAGAGCCTTTGATATATCAAAATGAAGAACGAGGTGGAGATGCATCATGTACACGAATCACAATAGATGGTAATGGATGCGTACTTCCATTTGAATATATAAATTGTGATCTAGCAACTATATTTTTGCCTAATAAACGACTTGTATAATTTATTGTTTCGTATACACCTATGAACATTTATAATGGAACACGTACCCACAGGGTGCATGCCTTTATAATTGATAAATCGGTAACAGTTGTCAATGTATCTCTAGTGCACACAAAAATATGAATTATTTATTTGATAGCTGTAAAAGTGCAAAGGTGTATTCATATTGTTATATATTTCATCAAATAAAATATATAAATAATTTTTATAATATAATGTTGTTTTCTATTATTCTGTCATTTTATATATTTCATATATTTGCAAATACATATTGTCCCAATCCCACATCAAATAATGATAATCGTTCAAAAAAAAACGAATTGCGATATGTACAATATAATGCAGAATGGCTGTTTGTGAATTACTGTAGTCCTTCTCAATGTCCTGGATCAGGGTGTACATGGAAAAATACCACGGAAGCACTTATACATTTAGACTATGTTGTTGATGTAATTATGAAAATAAACCCTGATATTATGAATATTTGTGAAATAGAAAGTTGTGATGAACTAAACATGTTGATTGAAAATATAGCAAACGATAAATATAATCCCTATATGATAAAGGGAACAGATACGAGTACAGGACAAAATGTAGGCATTCTCACTAAAATAGATCCTAATATACCATTGTATCGTACAGAAGAGCGTGTATCATATCCAATACCAAATTCGTCTTGTGGATATACTGGCGACTCTTCTACCACAGGTGTGAGTAAACATTACATAACTGAAATTGTAATAGAAAATATAAAAATAGCGATTATAGGTCTCCATCTAATTGCATATCCAACGGATGTCCAAAGATGTGCACAACGGGAAGCGCAAGCACAAGTAATACAAAATATTATTATAAAGTATATTTCTTCTGGGTATGAAATACTTGTTTCTGGCGATTTGAATGATTTTGATGCCGAAATAATGGATGCAAATAATAATACGCCGATATCTAGTGTATTGGATATTTTCAAGGGATTTTCAGGAATATATAAAAAAAAATACGAATTGCATTCTGTAAATACATATATGCAAAAATCTATGATATATAGTGATTGGTGGGATAAAAACGGTGACTGTAAATCCGTATCAACTGAGTTTTCCATGATTGATCATATACTGGTTTCTCCATATTTGTTTGAACATATATCTAATGTATATATGTATCAAGAATATGCCGAATTTTGTGGAACTTACAATTCAGACCATTATCCATTGATTGTTGATTTTATTTTTTGAAACCTTTTTGATCACCTATAATGGATACAAAAAGCAATAAAGAGTATACATTTCCTACCTTGCATATTTACACCTTTTAACCTTTCAATCGCCTATTTATTGGTTACAAAGTAACAGTTACCAAAGCACGTTCAAATAAAGCCTACAAAAATGTGTGCGTTTTACACCATTAACAATGAAAATATACAATGGTGTAAAAAATACGACCATGTATAACTTGGACCTTTGGCACACATAAATACCTTTGGCACACATAAATACCTTTGGCACACATAAATACCTTTGGCACACATAAATACCTTTGGCACACATAAATACCTTTGGCAC